TCAGACGTGTGCTCTTCCGATCTCAGATACACGGCAGTCCTGGGCTGGTGTGGGAAGGCAGTGGACAGTCTTGCGGACCGGCTGGTATTCAAAGGCTTCAAAAAGGACAATTTTAGTCTCCAAGAGATTTTTAACCTCAACAGCCCGGATGTCTTCTTCGATTCCGCTATCCTATCGGCTTTGATTGCCTCTTGTTGCTTTGTGTATATTCGTAAGGACGAAGAGGGCACGGCAAGCCTACAGGTGATTGAGGCGGATAAGGCCACAGGTATGATTGACCCGATTACCGGATTGCTCAAAGAGGGCTATGCCATTCTCAGCACAGACGACCTGGGCAAGCCGTCCATGGAGGCCCATTTCCTGCCTGACCGGACTGACTATTATGTTGACGGTAAGTATTCCCAGTCTATTGATAATCCGGCGGGAATCCCCTTGCTGGTGCCGGTGATTTATCGGCCTGACGCCGTGAGGCCTTTTGGTCGGTCCAGAATTAGCCGTTCAGCGGAATACCTTCAGGACCATGCGAAGCGAACACTGGAGCGGGCAGATATCACCTCAGAATTTTATTCCTTCCCGCAGAAGTATGTGGTAGGCCTCTCTCAGGATGCAGAACCACTGGATAAGTGGAAGGCGACCATCTCCTCCATGCTCCAGTTCACCAAGGATGAAGACGGTGACAGCCCGAAGCTTGGGCAATTCTCGCAGCCTTCGATGTCTCCCTTCACGGAGCAGCTTCGCACTCTGGCATCCGCATTTGCGGGGGAAACGGGGTTAACGCTGGATGACTTAGGGTTCATCACTGAAAACCCCTCCTCTGCGGAAGCGATTAAGGCGAGTCATGAGACCTTACGCATCACGGCAAGAAAGGCTCAGCGGTGCTTCGGAACGGCGTTTCTAAATGTTGGCTACGTTGCCCGGTGCTTGGAAGACGAGTATCCATACCGGAGAAATCAATTCTACCTGACCAAGCCCACCTGGTACCCGGTATTCGAGCCGGATATGGCCACGCTCTCCGGGATTGGCGATGCGGCCATTAAGATTAACCAGGCAATTCCGGAGTATTTCAACAAAGACAATCTGTCCGAGCTGACGGGGTTAGATCATGAGTAAGGATATTGTGCCGGAGCTGTTGGATAAGCTAAAAAAGACCTTTGACGCGAAGGTTTCAAAATCGGCCAAAGTAAAACGGCTCCTCAATAAGCTGGAGAGCAAGAAAGCCACCTATCTCGATGCAGACGCCTTTGCGGTGGAGCTGGGGGGACTTCTAAGAGACACCTTTGCAGAGGTGATTAAGTCGGAAGACCTGCCCAATGAGCGGATGTATTACAACATTGCCGACCGGATGATTCGTGACCGACTAGGAGCGAATTATCAGTCCATTTCCCTGTATGACGAAGCAACACAGAATCTGTTAAACCAACAGGCGGGAATCCACTTGAAGGCTGTTGTTCCAAAGATGGACGAAAGCCGGGTTCATGGATTTGTGGAAGCTCTGTCAGAGGATAAGCCCTTCGATGAGGTGAAGAGGGTATTAGAAGAGCCGATTGTCACCTATTGCCGAAGCATTGTTCAAGATAGCATAGAAGAGAATGTAAAATTCCATTACAAGAGCGGGTTTCGGCCAATGATTAAACGGCAAGAAAGTGGCCACTGTTGCCCATGGTGCAAGGAAGTGGCCGGAACGCATTATTATCCCGATGTCCCGGATGGCGTATTCCGTAGCCATAACCATTGCCGATGCACGATTGATTACCGTCCGAGGAAAGAAAAACGAGACAAACTGACGGTTCAACAGGGAAAGAAATGGACGAAGGCAGAGGAAGAGAATAAAATTGAGAAAAGGATAGATCTTAATCTTGGTGATGGGCCAAGAGATAAAACAAAGGCATTGACCAAAGCTATATTAGATGATTTTAAGGCCGAAGGAATCAATGAAGATCAGATTTATGAGTTAGCCAAAATGGGGACACGGCATGGAGGCATTTATCGAGATGGAGCATTGAAAAACAAAGCTAAATTAGAGAAGTCAATAAGATCACATTATCGCCAGGCGGTGGAGCATAGTAATAAAATAAGCCATCCGGAACAATTTGATTCAGACTGGGAGAGCAAATCGGATCTACAAAAGCAAGGGCTGCTCAGAAAATGGAGCAAAGACATGAAACGAAATGCTGAGCAAGCCATCATAGAGATAAAAATATGGGAGGAAAGATTTGATGAATAATATGGAACAAGTTGTGGCCTATATAAAAGAAAATATTGAAGAAATCACAAAGGAAAAAGGGGACGTAGCGTATGGGACGTTGATAGGATATGTCGAGACTCTAACCATCATAAAAAGCGTTGTTCCTGAGGCGGATTGGAAGAAATTAGGCCTAGACTTTGATTTGGATAAGAGATACTTGATATAAAAGCACGCCAGAATCAGCTGGCTGTGCTTTTTTATTGACGGTAAGGAGCTTGGTATGAATGGATAAAACAGGAAATCAAAATCCCACAAAGTCGGTTATCTTGAGTACCAAGAACAGTGGGGTGGATAAGGCCCTAGAGGTTTACGAAAAATCAAAACGCACCGCCTTTCCTTGGCAGGAGAAGCTATTAAGAGCAATCCTGTCCAAGAATGATAAAGGACTCTGGACCCACACCAAGTGTGGTTATGCGGTGCCTAGGCGGAATGGAAAAAATGAAATTGTGACCATCCGGGAGCTGTACGGGTTGTATTGTGGGGAGCAGATTAATCACACGGCCCACCTGGTAAATACCTCTCATGCGGCCTTTGAGCGTCTCCAGAAAGTGCTGGACGATGCGGGAATAGAATATAAGTCCATCAAGGCAACAGGCAGGGAGCGCATTACCCTTCCCGAAACAGGTGGAAAGATTGAATTCCGCACACGAACAAGCACGGGCGGCCTTGGCGAAGGATTTGACCTATTAGTCATTGATGAAGCCCAGGAATACACCGAGGACCAAGAATCGGCGCTAAAGTACGTCGTATCCTCTTCCAAGAATCCGCAGACCATTCTCTGTGGAACGCCGCCCACCCCGGTATCCTCCGGGACGGTCTTTGTGGCTTTCCGGAAGAAGGTGCTTGCAGGTGGCGGGGACAATGACCTATGGGCAGAGTGGAGCGTAGAAGAGGAACATGATCCACATGATAAGGAGTACTGGTATCAGACAAATCCTTCGCTTGGCTATATCCTAACGGAGCGCATCATCCAAGATGAAATCGGGCCGAACGAGCTGGACTTTAACATCCAGCGCTTGGGCTACTGGGTAACGTACAACCAGAAATCGGCCATCACGGCAAAAGAGTGGGAAGCCTTGCAGGCCCACTCCTTACCCTGCTTAGTAGGTGGACTATTTGTAGGAATTAAATACGGCAAGGACAATACCAATGTTGCCCTGTCTGTGGCAGTGAAGACCTTGTCAGGCCACATCTTCGTGGAATCTATCGATTGCCAGTCGGTCAGAAATGGTGACTACTGGATCCTGGACTTTATAAAAAAAGCACAGCCTAGTGTCGTGGTTGTCGATGGCGCTAGCAAGCAGGAGATTCTAGAAGCGGAGATGGGCAGAGCTGGGCTCGGCAAACCGGTGAAACCAACCGTTAAGGAAATCATCATTGCGAACTCATTATGGGCGCAGGGGATATATAGCGAGTCCATCTGTCACATGGGGCAAGGGTCCCTGACACAGGTGGTCACCAATTGCGATAAGCGTCCCATCGGTTCATCTGGAGGGTTTGGGTACAAAAGCCAGATGGATGATATGGAGATTGCCCTGATGGACTCTTGCCTATTGGCCCACTGGGCATGTAAAGAGGCAAAGCCAAAGACAACACAGAAAATTAGTTATTAAAGGAGCGACTGCTATTTAGCAGTTGCTTTTTTAGTATAAAAATTACCGGACACGGGAAAATGGAGGAAGTTATGTCAGAGTTTAAAATCATCGAAACACAGGAGCAATTTGATCAAGCCATTAAGGAGCGACTGGAGAGGGAGCATGCCAAAGTCTCCAAGGAGTATGAGGAGAAGCTCTACGGCCTGAACGAGCAGATTAAAGCACTCACGAAAGAGAATGGCTCTGTCAAGGAGTCTCTGGAGAAAATGGCGGATAAGGATAAGGAGATTGATGCACTAAAGGGGCAGGTCAAAGGCTATGAAAAGGCCAAGTTGAGGACAGACATTGCTCTACAGTACAACATTCCCTATAACCTATCAGACCGAATCCAGGGAGATGATGAAGAGGCAATGAAAAAGGATGCCGAAAGTCTGGCAAAGTATTTTCAAAAGGCGGAACCGATTGCACCACCGAAGGAAGTCAATCAAGACAAAAAAGGTGATGCTTATCAGGAGTTACTCAACAACTTGAATTTAAATGACTAAAGGAGAAAACAATTATGGCAGATGTACTAAGCAAGGGAGCACTGTTCCCCGAACAACTCATGACGGAAGTCGTCAATAAGGTCAAGGGACATTCCTCCCTGATTAAACTGTCTCAGCAGATGCCCATTGCCTTTAACGGCAACGAGGTATTTACCTTCTCGTTGGATAATGAGATTGACGTGGTGGCAGAGAACGGAAAGAAGACCCACGGCGGGGCCACGGTAGGCTCTGTCAAGGTACAGCCCATTAAGGTGGAGTATGGTGCCCGTGTGTCAGATGAGTTTCTCTATGCTTCCGATGAGGCAAAAGTAAATATTCTTCGTCCCTTTATGGACGGATACGCCAAGAAGCTGGCCCGCGGCCTTGACTTGATGGCGTTGCACGGTGTGAACCCTCGTACAGGTGAGAAATCCAGCGTTATCGGTGAGAATTACCTAGATGGAAAGGCCACACAGACCATTCCCTATGACGCCGCTAAGCCCGATGAGAATATCGAGGCCGCTGTAGCTCTGGTCCAAGGCGCAGGAAACGAAATCTCCGGAATGGCTCTGGCTCCCGCCTTCAGCGCATCGCTTGCAAAGCTTAAGGTGAACGGCGTTCAGCAGTTCCCGGAGTTCCGCTGGGGCGCAAGACCGGAATCGGTCAACGGCTTGATGGTGGATGTGAATGAGACGGTATCCGCCTCTAAGTCCAAGGACCGGGCCATCATCGGTGATTTTGCGAACAACTTTAAATGGGGCTTTGCCAAGCAGGTCCCCATGGAAGTCATCAAGTATGGCGACCCGGACAATTCCGGCAAGGACCTGAGAGGCTACAATCAGGTGTATATCCGCTGTGAGACCTACCTGGGCTGGGCTATCATGGACGGTAACGCCTTCGCAAAAGTCGAAGAGTCTGCAGGCTCTGAAAGTCATTAATGCGGTTTTTTAATCTAAAAACCGGGGCGACCATTGACCTCCCTCTAGACCATCTAGGGGGAGAATGGGTCCCGGAGACAGAGAGAGCCCAGGAGCAGACCGAGGAAACGAATCAGAGAACAGAGCATAAGCCAGAAAGGGAAATCCCTGAACAGGGAGAAATCACCAAGAAGGACATTATGCGGGAGCTGGACGCCTTTGGTGTGGAGTACAATCCGAAGGCAAGGAAGGAAGAGCTCTATCAGCTGATGAAGGAGCGACTACATGCAGACAATCACCATTAATGATGTAATTACGCTCTGGAGGTCCTTGCGGGCGGAAGAGATTGACCGGGCGAATGCCTTGATTCCAGTGATTTTGGACAGTTTAAGGCTTGAAGCGAAAAACGTGGGAAAGGACCTAGAGGAGCTGGCGGAAGATGCCGGCTATTTTAATGTCTTAAAGTCTGTCGTGGTGGATATTGTGGCCAGGACGCTCATGACCTCCACCGACCAAGAGCCCATGACACAATCCAGCGAATCGGCGTTGGGGTATTCCTGGTCCGGGACCTACCTTGTACCAGGTGGTGGCCTCTTCATTAAGCGTTCAGAGCTGGCAAGGCTTGGACTTAGGAAGCAGAGATATGGGGTGATTGATTTCTATGGCGAGACGAATCAAGGGAATCACGATTAAGCTACTGGACACCGTCCAATCCGGCACCGACCCATTCGGAGTTCCCGTCTATAAGGAGCGATGGGTGGATGTGGATAACGTCTTAATCCAGCCCAATTCTACAGAGGATAAAATCAATCAGTTAAACCTTACAGGAGATCGAGCGGAATACACGTTGGGAATTCCAAAAGGAGATACCCACACCTGGGAAGACCGGAAGGTTCAATTCTTCGGGGAAACTTGGAAGACGGTGGGCATCCCGATGCAGGGGATTGGTTTCATGATTCCTCTGGACTGGAATAAGAAGGTGCAGGTGGCGTTGGATGAGCATGAAATTTGAGTTGGATAGAAAGGGCGTAAGGGAATTGCTCCACGCTCCGGAGCTTGAGGATCTCATTACGAACAAAGCGGAAGCGGTGAGGGCGAGTGCCGGGGAAGGCTTTTCCATAGCTGCGTCAAACAATTCGCAAAAGAGCAGGACCTATGTCACTGTGCGAGCAGATGACCCGAAGGCGATTCGGAAGAACTTTAAGCATAATATTCTGCTTAAGGCGTTAGGAGCCAGTCATGATTGAGCTAATAATTTACAACTGGATTAAGGACAGACTGGACGTCTCCGTGTACTTCGAGCGTCCGGACAGGATGCCGAAGCGGTTTGTCTTAATGGAAAAGACGGCGGGGAGCAGGCGAAACTATATCCACCAGGCGACCTTTGCCTTTCAGTCTTATGCGGAAAGCATGTATGAGGCCTCAGCCTTAAATGAGAGGGTGAAGGAAGCAGTGGACAGTTTAATTGAAAGTCCTGAGATTGGTGGGCTCTCCTTGAACGGTGATTATAATTTCACCGACACCGAAGAGAGCACACCAAGATATCAGGCAGTATATGACTTTAATTATTAAGGGGGAAGATGATGGCAGAAGTGAATAATGTAAGCTGGGGAAAGCCCTATATTGGTGGGGCAATCAGTATCGCACCGGTTGGGACAACAGCCCCGACGGATGCTGTAGCGAAGCTTGAGACAGCGTTCAAAAATCTGGGATATATCTCTGAGGACGGAATGACCAATGAAAACAGCCCGGAATCGGATACGGTCAAGGCGTGGGGTGGAGATACCATCCTTACGGTGCAGACGGCCAAGGAAGACACCTTTGGTTTCACCCTAGTGGAGTGCGTTAATGTGGACGTGCTCAAGATGGTATATGGAGATGGTAACGTCACCGGAACAGTAGAAGCTGGAATCACCATCAAGGCGAATGCAACGGCCCTAGAGCCTCATGCCTTTGTGGTGGATATGATCCTGAAGAATAATGTGAAGAAGCGTGTGGTTATCCCTAATGGCCAGGTTACAGAGATTGGCGAAGTCACCTATAACGATTCCGACCCGGTGGGCTATGAGATGACCATTCAGGCCATGCCTGATAAAGACGGCAACACGCACTACGAGTATATCAAGAAGGGAGAAAAATAATGGTCAAGGGCAAGACATCGACAGGGTTCTCCTTTGTCATTTCCGATTCTGCTATCAATAACATGGAGCTTCTGGACGCTCTGGGAAGCCTGGAGAGCAACCCCCTATATATGGGGAGGGTCCTTTCTCTCCTCCTAGGGGAGAGACAAAAGAAAAAGCTCTATGACCACGTACGGGCGAAGGATGGGACCGTGCCCCAGGACAAAATTGGTGATGAGATTATGGAGATTTTTAAGACAAAACCGGTAAAAAACTAATTATCCTTGCCGGGATGTGGAAGGCTAATCCTGATGCCTTGCTTTGTGACTTTGCAGAAACCTATCATCTATACGACATACACCAGCTACCGTTATCCACGGTGGCTGTTTTAGCGTGCGGACTTAGACCGGATTCTCGGTCTATGATGGCTCTGCAGGGGCAAGAGATGGGCCCGGAGACGCTCCTACTGTGTGCAATCCGGGACTATCTTGCTCTTATCTGGTGGAGCAAGACCAAGGGGGCAGAGAAGGGCAGAAACCGCCCGAAGATTCTCCTGGAAGAGGTAAGTAAGGAACGGACAGAGCGGTTCACTTCCGGCAAGGAATTTGAAAAAAGACTACAGCAATTTAATGGAAATGAGGGATAAATGGCGACAAAAGTAGGCACCGCTTATGTGCAGATTATGCCATCCGCAAAAGGAATCAAGGGTGCAATTGGTAAGATTCTACGACCCGAATCCGACACGGCTGGCAAGGAATCTGGACAGGTGGCGGGCTCTGGGCTGGTGGGCATGATGAAAAAGGTCATTATCGGCGCAGGGATTGCGAAAGCCGTGGGCTCTGCTCTCACAGAGGGCGGAAAGCTACAGCAGTCTCTGGGTGGCATTGAGACCCTCTTCAAGGGTTCAGCGGATAAGATGAAGAAATACGCCTCTCAGTCCTATAAGACGGTGGGGCTATCGGCGAATAAGTACATGGAAAATGTTACTGGATTTTCCGCCTCCCTCTTGCAGTCCCTGGGTGGGGACACGGAGAAAGCGGCCGATATAGCCAATATGGCCATGATTGATATGGCAGATAACTCCAACAAGATGGGCACGGCCATGGGGGATATCCAAAACGCCTATCAGGGATTTAGTAAACAAAATTACACGATAGAACTAATGTCCGCTGCATAAGTGATTATGCAGTGAATGCACGTGAACCTTATCAGGGGTGTGGAGCTATACTCTGCTAACGGGGGAACTCTAAGGGCAAAAAGCCTATGACAATCCCGTGCCAAGCCTGGGAACAGGAAGGTGTAACGACTATGAGTTTGTTACTCAGTACAACCACTATTGATACGTGGTTGGAAGTGCGTGCCAACTGATAAATACAGTTGAAGATATAGTCTAATCCCAAAGGAGCAAGCATTGAGCGAGCTTCTTTTTAAATACCGGGAAACTGGGGGTAGAAATGGTTAGATAACTTAAAGTTGGGCTATGGTGGTACAAAAAAAGAGATGGAGCGCCTCCTTGCCGATGCAACGAAGCTAACAGGCGTGAAGTATGACATAAACAATCTCTCGGACGTCTATAACGCTATCCATGCCATTCAAGGCAAACTCAGCATCACAGGCACCACGGCAAAAGAGGCATCAACAACACTCACGGGCTCATTCAGCGCTATGGGGGCGGCCTTTCAGGACTTTCTGGGAAATCTTGCCATTGGAGCAGACCTAACCGCCCCAATGCAGGCCTTAGCAGAAACCGTATCCACCTTCCTGTTTAACAATTTCATTCCCATGGTGATTAACATTTTTAAAGGGCTTCCCGGGGCAATTGTGGCCTTCTTGCAGACCGCTGTCCCACTCTTCATTGAGCAGGGCACGGCGTTGCTGCAATCCATTATGACCGGGGTGACTACGGCTTTTCCCCTGCTGATGGAGCAGGGAACCGCCTTAATTCAGTCTGTTTTGGATTGGCTCACTACAAGCTTCCCCGCCATGATTGATCGTGGCTCAGGGATGATTACTAACCTAGTGGTTGGAATTATGCAAGCTCTTCCCGTAGTTATCACAAGCATTGGAAGTATTTGTGCGTCAATTATCGAGTTTTTCATTAGGAATTATCCATCCTATGTGGAGCAAGGATATAAGTTGATTGGAAGGCTTGCAAAGGGGATACTGGACAATCTTCCCGCCATCATTTTAGCAATTGGCCAAATTATTCAAAAGCTCATCGGCGTACTCATGGAAAATATGCCTACGATGATTCATAAAGGCTTCGACTTAATTGGAAGACTTGCCAGTGGACTTTTAAACAATTTGCCAGCTGTGAAAACATCCATTGGCAATATTTTGCGGGCACTCGTGAAAATAATTGTGGATGCAGTTCCAAAGCTTTTACAACTTGGCCTTCAGCTCATCGGAAGTCTTGCAAAAGGTCTCATTGGTGCAATTGGTGGAGTTATTAGCAATTCTGGCCAAATTGTAAATAAAATCAAAAGTATTTTTGGCGATGCAGTCAATGGCATGATTGGAATCGGCGCGAATTTAATCAAGGGCCTGTGGCGAGGCATCGGGTCTGTAAAAGATTGGATTCTTGGTAAAATTGGCGGGTTTGTCGATGGTATCGTTGGCGGAATTAAGTCTTTCTTCGGGATCCACTCTCCCTCCAAGGTCTTCGCAGAAATCGGCCAGTACCTGGACCTTGGCCTTGCCCAAGGTATTGAGGGTGGAATTAAACCGGTAGAGAGTGCCATGGATACGCTTCAGGGCTCTGTGATGAGAGACCTATCCAATGAGGTGAGTATGGGCCTTACTACAGATACCACCGTGGGGAGCTCCGGAGCAGAGCTCAGCTCTACCAGACAGCCCGTGGCCTTGACGCTAAGTCTCAATGGGCATGACTTTAAGACCTTTGTGGACGATATTACCGAGCTCCAAGGTCAAGACATTAAGCTGAATCTAGCGTATTAAGGAGGAGCAATGGAGACAATTATTAATAATAACAACCTTGACCAGCTCCTTGATGGATACACCACGGCCAATGTAGAGGGAAGACTGATGCTCTCCTCTTCCTTGGATACCCAATCCGTTCCGGGGAGAAATGGGGACGTGGTCATGGCACAGACGCTCCCGGCAAGAGAGATAACGGTCCATTTTGTCCTTAAGGCGAAAAACTCAGTGGGCTATATCAAGAAGTGCAGGGAGTTGAATAAGCTGATACAGACCGACCGTGAGAGTAAACTGTCATTTAGCGATGAAAAAGGATTCTGGAGAGTCTATTCCTCCAAGGTAGATGCCCCTCCCTATGACTGGAAGGAGGGAACGGGGGCCATTACCTTTCATTGTGCAGACCCCTTCCTTCATGGTGAAATTAAGCAATTTAAAGACCTTTCCTCAAAGGCTAACAGTAACGCCTATGCGCTGAGGCTGAATAAAGCATTACTTGAGGCCAATGGGAAGGTAATTCTTAAGAACGCTACCACAGGGGTAAGGATTGCCTTCGTCAAGGCCTTGACGGGACAGCTCCTCATCACTCAGGACGCTATCACACTGAATGGGGAGAATATTGTCCCTAGCCTAGACATTCAGTCCTCCACCTGGAAGGGCTTCACCATCCATCCCGGAGATACGATAACAGCAGAGGGAGCGACCGGCTCAACGCTGTGGATTGAGGAGCTGTATTTATGATTTATCTATTTAATCACCAACAATCCTTCATCACTGAGCTGGGGAGGGCTCCAATCCTTGAAGCCTTTGAGGAGAAGGAACTCAACGGCCTGATTACTGCAGAGCTGACTGTCCTGTATCCGGATTGGCCGGAGAAGGCCGAATACTTTGGGTATTTTGAGGGGGAGAATTTCCTCCTCTTCCACGTTCACCAGAAAACGAAGAAGGACAGGGCTGTCCATGTTAAGGGAATTCATCTCTTCTTTGACGAACTCCAAGGTGCCATCATCCGTGACCGAAGACCGAAGAGCGTACAGGCTCAAGGGGTGATGGATATCATCCTGCAAGACACGGACTGGAAAGCAACCTGTGAAAAGAGTGTGCTCCGGTCCTTTTCGTTCTATTACATTCCAGCTCTTAAGGCCTTTCAGGACGCCATAAGCTCCTATGGAATGGAATTTTCCCCGGTTATTAAGCTATCAAAAAATAAAATCATCGAAAAAACGGTCATAATCAAATACCACCTCGAAGAGGATTATGGGAAGTGGTTTGAGTATGGCGATAAGCTCCTGACTGTCTTATCTGAAGAGGACCGAAAGGAAGCTTATACCGCTTATCTCGGAAGAGGGAAGGGCTTACAAACCGAGGGCGGTGGATACGGGCGGAAGATTGATTTTAGCGATGTTCTATGGAGCAAATCCAAGGGAGACCCAATTGACAAGCCAAGAGGACAGGACTATATCACGCTCCCAGGAGAGAATGGCCTATATGGTTATCCCGATGGCAAGCCCAGAATGACCGTGGTCACCTTTGACCAGATTGAAGATCCAAAGGAGCTACTGCGGGCCACCTATCAATATGCCATAGATCATGCCCGACCTAAGCTCCTGTTGAAAGCTACGGCCCTCCCGGAATCGTCTGTGCTGCTTGGGGAGATTGCGACCGTCATCCGGCCGGACTTAGATATCCGGTATAAAACCAGAATTAACAAAATTCAGCAGAATCTCCTGACCGGTGTACAGTCATTTGAATTAGGAGATCGAAGCGAGAGCGTCATAGCGAGTGCGATTAAATCAAATGTTCAAAACATTGAGAAGGTGGAGGAAAATACCATCTTCTACATTGAATCCCTCCAGGCTCAGCTCTCCCATCAGCTCTTTAACGAGGACGGCTATAACTACGAATTAAAAGCTGGAAATGACTACAAACTTCCAGCCGGATATTACTCTTTTGACAGGCCAATAGATCAAAATCCGACGAAAGTAATTTATGTAGGCGCAGGGCATCTTGCCATTGCCAATAGCAAAAAATCGGACGGCACGTGGAATTTTCGGACATTTGGGTCCGGCGACGGCTTTGCAGCAGACCTTATCCGTGCTGGTGTCTTGGAGGGAGGAGACGTCCGGCTCAATCTAGAGACGGGAACGCTAGATATTGGTGACAGCTTGCACTATGACCCTCAGGGTGGCCTAGTTCTCTCCTCCAGCGTCCGCAAGAGCCTCAAGGGCGACCCAGGCCCCCAAGGCAAGCAGGGACCAGCGGGCAAGGACGGGGCTGACGGAGCACCGGGCAAGGATGGAACGCCGGGAAAGCAAGGGCCTAAGGGAGATACCGGAGCCCAAGGCCCCAAGGGTGACACGGGTAAACAAGGCCCTCCCGGTAAAGACGGCAAGGACGGGGCGGAAAATGTCAAGATTGGTGGACGAAATTATATCATCGGAAGCGACGTATCACAGAACACCGACGGGGAAGGTTATCAGTCCCTTATCATCTCCCCGGATTTTATCCCCAACACCCACGCAGGAGACACCATTACCTTGTCGGCAGATATCGACGTGCCTAAGGCGGATAATGGGGATTTTAGCTATACGGAGCTCAAGTATACGGGCAATAGCGGGCAGAATTACTTGCTGACCGTGCTGGCTAAGCCAGACGCCCCGACTGATGGCAAGGTGAGGCTGTCCAAGAGCGTGACCCTACCTGAGCCCATCGCTAAGGTGGTCTATATCCGTATCGGCGCACGGAGCACGGGAGCGAGTGTATCCCGCCCCAAGCTGGAGATAGGGACGGTGCCCACCGATTGGAGCCTAGCCCCGGAAGACTTGTCGGATGAGGATAAGCTCCGGGCAGAGGTGGCCAGCATGGTCTCGGACGGTGTGGGGACGGCCAAAATCTATGCCGATGGTATCACCACCGATATCGAGCGTAAGCTGGCACAGGCTTATCAGGCCTATGTGGAGGAGAAAATCGACGGTCTCAATCAGGGATGGAGCGAGCTGGTGGCAAGCCGGATACAGGATATCGAGGCCAGACTGCAGGATCAAGAATCCTACCTGTGGATGGATGGCGGCAACCTGTATCTGGGACGCAAGGGAGAGATGGTGGCGTTGACCATCACCCCGGAGCAGATTGCGTTTTTAGTGCAAGCCAGCAAGCGTGGAATTTTTGACAGTGAAAACCTCATCGTCACAAACTCCCGCATGAGGCTCCTCGAATTTTTTGAGGACGTGGAGAGCCAGAAACCGCTGTATCAGTGGACAACACGCAAAGTGCGGGGACAGGCCCATCTGACCCTGTACTATGTGGGCGAATAGAGAGGAGGGAATATGAGCGTATCACTATCCATCGAGCTAACAGAGAGCAACGTCAATGTGGCAAGCAACACCTCTGTAGTAACGGCCAATGTCTATATCACATCGGACGCACGGACGTGGAATCACTATAACCCGCCGGGCTCTATCACTATCGACGGGACGACCACCACCTTTACCGCCTCCTTTAGCCGTGGAGGACGGCAATGGCTAGCACGAGCCAGCAAGACGGTGACACATAACGCAGACGGGACGAAGTCCATCAACGCTTCCGCCTCCTATGACACGGGCGGCTACTATGGGACCATCAAGGCCAGTGCAAGCAAGACACTGACCCGAATCCCTCGCAAGGCCATCGCCATCAGTAACAGTGCATGGAGTGCAACACTGGGGCAGAGCTCGGTCACTGTAACGATTGAGAAAAAGACCTCGGCTTTTACCTATAAAAAATACGTGGAGGTCAACGGCAGGGTATGGACCTATGGGGACTTTAGCCAATCCGCAGGCCGGGAATCATGGACCTTTGCCTATCCTTTAAATCTGGCCAACTTAAGTCCCACTAACGGGGTGTTTACGTGCCGTCAGGGTGTCATCACCTATGCGGGTAATGAGGAGATCGGCCGGGACTACTACACCATCACCTGCACCATCCCAAGCGATATCAGGCCCACTATACAGGAGCTAAGCTTGACTGGCTTTAATCGACTAGGAGAGGCCTACCTACAGGGACGGAGCTCCGTGCGCTTTAACTGGGCGCTGGGTAAGGTGGAGCTGTATGGGGCCACCGTGGAGCGTATCAGCTTTACCATGGACGGCAAGACCTCCACCACCACGGGGGGTACCCATCTCCCGCCCAGTAACTATGAGGGTACTTTTACGAGGAGCCTGCCCTATGCGGGGGCGAGAAAGTGGTCCATCACCGTCACGGACAGTCGTGGACGAACCCATACCCGCTCTGATACCTTGCAGGTGGAGCCCTATCAAGCTCCGTCCATCACCTCGCTTAGCGTGACCAGAGCGGGGGCGGATGGGACAGCAGACCCAAGGGGAACCGTTTGCCGAGTGGACTATAAGGCCACTAAGGCCAGCGTGGCGGGCAAGAATGACGCCACCATTACCGTCTATATTAACGGGACGAAGAAGGAGAGCAAACAAGTTGCAGGAGCGTCTACCTCATCCTCAGGGTACTTTCTCATCCCGGGGCTTGCCACGGACAGAGCCTCCACCGTCAAGCTGGTCATCGAGGACAGAGCAGGGCAGAGGGCAGAGCAGAGCCAGACGGTATCCAAGGCTTTAGTCCTCCTTGACGTTTCTCCCGGCGGCATCGGTATCGGGGCAACCGCCGAGGACGGCTATATCACACTGGGGACAGACAACCTCGAGCTTAGAGGCATCTATGAGCAAGGGACGGATGGGACAGGCACGTGGATACGCTTCGCCGACGGCACACAGATATGCTATGGGGCAGCGACTATGGATGTAAGTATATCCAACTCATATGGCTCGCTCTATACCGGCAACCTCACATGGTGGTATCCAAAATGGTTTAAGGTAGGCACCAAGCCCACAGTGACCATCGGACAGACCACGTGGGAGACAGGAGCGAGCTGGGGGAGTGTGTTTAGCGTAGGCCATGATAAGTGCACCATCCGTCTCGTGGACGCCTATAAGCGAGACAAGGGGACAGTGACCTATAGTGCTATCGCCATCGGGCGGTGGAAATAAGGAGGGGAAAAATGGAGATAAAAGACCGAATCAAAGCAAACGAAGAGGCCCTAAGCAAGGTCCGTATGGACATTGCGATGAAGGAGGAGGAGACCAGACAGCTTAATGAGCGGCTGGTGGCCTTTCAGGAGGAGCGAGAGGGGCTGGAGAAGGAGCAAGCCGAAGAAGAGGCAAGGCAGAGGTATGTGGGCAAGGCCTTAGAGACCATCAAGGCTCTCCAAAAGCAGGTACAGGCCTTAAGCAAGTACAGCAAGGTCAGCCCGTGGAAGGAGGGGGAGTACTACACCAAGGACAGCCTCATCTACTATGACGGGGCCATCTACAAGGCGAAAGAGGACACGATTGCAGGACCTGAGCCGGACGAGGGATTTGAGAAAGCATAGGGAGGTGAGTGATGGCAGAAGCTATCCAAACAACTTTTTTGAATCAAGGCGTTTCCGCTGCCTTGTCCGCGCTAGTAATCTTAGGCCTGGTCGTGGTCGGGCGCATGCTGTATAAGTATCTTCCGGACTTTTTGAAGCATCAAAACGCTTTGAAGGAAGAGCAGATCAAGGCGACCGTGGCGCAGTCCGACCTTATCAAAGACTACATCAGACAGGTGGACAGTAATAACAACTTGCTCAAAAAGAGCCAAGGCATCCATGAAGGGATGTCATCGGACCTTGCCGGCATCAAAAAGCAGGTGGAGGACATCCTGACCCGGATCCTGGACATCGAAAAGCAATCGAAAAACCAGATCTCAAGGCAGCAGTTCGACGATTTGATCCAGGAATTTAAAAAGCTGGCCATCCGGCTGGATGAAATCGCAAAGATGAAGCAGAAAGGCTCCGAAAACAAGTAATTGCAAGGATTTCAGAAGCAAAGCCGTAGGAGGCGTTTTAAGCGCACTTTTTTTAAAAAATAGTACCTATGGGTTGCCTATCGAGCGAATCGATGGGCTTTTTTAGTGAGTAATTTTGAGAGAAAGGAGAAAGCATGGTAAAGATACTACTTGACCCGGGTCATGGAGCGGGCAGAGCCTTTAACCGGGGGTCGGTCATCTCCAATGAGGGGGATAACAATTATGCGTATAGCTTGGTTCTGACAAAGGCTCTTCGTGCCCGTGGCTTTATCGTGGGGACGACACGGCCCACATCGGGGAGCAATCCCTCCCTATCACAGAGGGGGAAAATGGGGGCGGGATTTGACCTCTTCATCTCCCTCCACAGCAATGCAGCGGGGAGTTCGGTAAGGGGAACGGAGATTTGGAACTCGGTTAAGAGCCCTGTCCCGGCTAAGCTTGCAAGCAGTCTATGCGCGTCTCTTGCCGGGGTGTTTGGCCACCGTAACCGTGGCGTTAAGTACAGGAAGCTGGGGTGGACAGACTGGTATGGTGTGCTTCGGAGTAACCGAGCGACTTATGGCATGCTTATCGAACACGGGTTCCACACCAACCAACGGGACTGCTGGACGTATGTCAACCGGAGGGAGGAGTTGGCCAAGGCCACAGCGGATATTCTTGCTGACTGGTATGGTCTATCTGGCTCAGTTCCTCAGGCAAGTGCTTCGAGCACATCAAGCACATCGAGCACGGCAAAACAAGGGCCATCAGCGCCCTGCCCGGGGGTGGTGTTTGAAAAGTACGAGAACTGGCACTTTACGCCGTCTTGTACCACAAACGTCCGGGTCCTACCATCTACCTCCTCGCAGGTGGTGGCTCAGTATGGGCCGGGGGAGCGAGTGAACTATGATGAGGTCTATGTGGGAAATGGCTATGTCTGGCTCTCCTACATCGGTAGGAGCGGAAATCGTCGATATGTGGCATGCAGGCCTTATCACAATGGTGTGAAGGGTAAGGCATGGGGAAGCTTTTAAGGAGGCGAAACAATGTTTATGTTCAGCGATAAGCAATATGAGTTAGTAAAATGGATTGTACAGATTGTGCTGCCCGCTTTAATCACTCTGATTGCCACCATCGGCAAGGCGGTAGAGTGGGATGGAACGGGGCTTACGGTCATCATTATTGGAGCGATTACCACCTTTCTGGGGTCTATCCTAAAGGTAAGCAACGCCAATCACCAAGCAACTCATATCACCGTAAAAAGAAACACCATAGAAGAATAATCACCCAGCCCTCTATTGATAAAATGGAGGGCTTATTTTATTGCAAAAAACTGAAAAAAGTGTTGACAATATATAACGTAGGCGTTATAATATATTCAGAGGTTGAGAGAAACCTCAAATAAAAAAGAAAGGAGGAAAGGGAATGGAGATAGATACAATAATAGCCCTTGCGGGACTGATAGTGAACATCATTGGCCTGATCGAAACTATCAAAAACAACCGTAAGGGCTAGAAGCAAGAGGGGCGAAAGCCCCTCCCCCCGTCAGGGGGTGTACCTATCTTATACCCAGAAAAGATTTATGACAACACTTCGAGTTTTGTTGATCTTGAACCTGATCGTCAGTGTTATGAGTTTAGCCGTCCAAATAAAGAATAGGAGGAAGTAATGGTGGATAAAACCAGCGAAGCCCAGAAGAGGGCAAGCCGGGCATGGGAGCAAAAGAACCGGAAGAAAGCCACCGTTCAGGGCTACTTAAGAACGGCAAGGTCTTATATCCGAAACCATGCCCAGGAAGAAAACCTTCAGGAGCTGGAAGGCCTGATTGCAGAGCGGAGAAAAAAGCTGAAGGAAGAGGCGGAATAGCGTCAGAGCGTGTCCAAGTGGCACGCTCTTTTTGTCCTCAATTTGTCCTCAATTGGTTTCAAAATATGCTTAATATGCAACAAATTGAATAGACGCAGATTGCATGAAAGTAAGTAAAATGCCCATTTCTAAGATTAACGCAAACTGCAATTTTATAAAAAACCGCTCTCTTAATCAGGGTGTCCAGGGTTCGAGTCCCTGAGGGTGGATAGCCTTGAAACCGTTGGAATCACTTGATTTCAGCGGTTTTTATTTTTATTATAATTCTCGTTTTTGGGTCTTGGCACGAACAGCGGATCCTTCCGTTCCGGATCTCCTTACGTGGCTAGATAGCTTTGATTCGTTCCCGGTCTTTGTAGTCTTTGCGGATCTACAAGAATTGATCATCTCAGCCTTTAAGACAGCGAAAGAAGTGAAAAATCCGTCAAAAAAAAGATGACGGTCGTGAAGTAACGCTTGAAACGATGCTTGTTGGGGCGCAGCTACGGGGACTGTCCATTTCTGCGTTTGACCTCATGAATCCGGGGCAAATCGTGGACTACTGCTTGGAATATAACGAAACCGTGCTACCGGAAAGCGCATCGAGTGAGCCGCTTGTTCGCAAAGCAGGACAGCTTGATTTTAATACGTTTTGATGGAATACGGGTATATATTAAACCAAAGAAAGAGAGGTGCATCATGATGAAAGAAAATAGAATCGTTGTAAAAGCACCTTTCAAGGAGAGGTGGGAAGCTTTTAAGAAGGCGTATTATGAATGGGCACTGTACAATCAATACAAAGAGGATCCATATCCAGATTGGCATACGATTGGGTTAGAAGAACAACG